TCAGAGACACCGGTGACTTTGTTATCAGCAACATCAAAGTTGGGAGCTTGGTCTCCAGCCCAGGCAGCACCCTCAGCGGCAGCTGTGGCAGCACCAGCTTGTTCGAAAAGATTGTTATCGATGAAACCAGTACCAGAACTGTTGGCAACAGATTCGCTACTTCCGAAAGCATGGATAGCAGGAGGAAGAGCATCAAGAGCATCGGTATAATTGAATGGTTGGGCACCGAGTAAGTTGAAAAGAGCTTGGTTACATTCTAAGGAAGCACAGTAGTCAACATTTTCATCAGGTTGGACAACCCAGATGAGTTCTTTACAAGGGTGATTGAAGTTGAGTTTGATCTTGTTAGAAGAAGAACCAACAGATTCATCACCAGTGAATTGAAGTTGTTCAATTAAGTACTCGTGAGGGTTTTGAGCCATTCTGCGACGCTCATCGGTATCAAGGAAGATATAATCAACATAAAGGGAAGCAGCAACTAATGATTGAGCATAAGCAGCTGTGACCTTAGGGGTACCGGAACAGTCTAAGTTAGAGACAGCCCATAAGCATTCATCAATAGGACGGATATCAAGGTTAATCTTGACTTCGTGGTATTGAAGGGCGATTAAAGGAAGGGCAAGACCAGGGTTACGGCAGTACCAGAATTGAAGAGGAATGTATAAGGTTGTTTCAGGAAGAGCATTACGGGGAGCGCAAACTTGACGAGGAGCGCTGGATTCACAAGGTCCATCAACTTCGTTGAATGAAGGATCTGTGATGTAAGTTAATTGTGTGGTGTGACCAACCATGGCTTCATATCCAGTTTGTTGTTCAGCAGACATGGTGAGTTCGTTCCAGATGTGCATCCAGTCACCATATTGACGGTCAATGCGTTGACCACCAATTTCAACCTCAACTTGTGAGATAAGTTGATGTCCAGGGAAATCTAACCAACGGGCAAAAACACCGGCTGTATTTGTGTTTTTCATGGCTTGGTTAATTTCAGGTAAAGTTACTTGTAAGTATGTGCGGTAAGCAAGATCACCATTTCTTGAGATAGTACAAGTGACACGACGACCGAAATCGGCTTGTCCGTTAAATGTTTGTTCAATAGATTCCATTGCGAAGTTAGTGTGACGTCTATAGGTCACTTTCCAGAAAGTAATTTGAGGATTACCAGTAAGATAAACATCTTGAGCGCCATAGGCTACGAGTTGCATGAGACCACCTCCCATTTTTTATTATAATATTGCTAAAGAAAAAAAATTTTTGATTTTACATTTAATTCGAATTATTATTTAAAATCATTTTATTTATATCAAAATTATCTTTCATAAATCTATGTAGATAAGAATCTAGATAAACTTCTTTTTTACCTTCATGTTTTTTTTTAAAAACATAATGATTATTATCATTTTTTGTTATCGTCCATCCATCTTCAAGGGCATTGTATAAAAATGCCATTTTCTGAAGTTTTACATAATCTAGAGAAATATTTTCATCACAATTTATTTTTATATTATTAATTTCCATTAATAATAATTAATATTAATTTAAAAAAAAATAATCGTATTAAAAATTAATTAAATAATATATAAAACAATAAATTTCTATGCCAAATTTTAAGCCTAAAACTAACAAAAAAATAATTTCAAACTCAAAAAGTTTGGTGACACTTGACAATAAACATGATGAATTATTAAACAAATTTAATACAAATGAAACCGAATTAATACCTCAATATAAACAAAAAATAATAGATATTAAAAATAGATTAAAATCAGAAAAACTAAATATTTCTGATAAATTAGATTTAAAAGATGAGATAAAACACTATAAAGAAAAAATAAAATCATTAGAAAATGAAAAAAAAAATTATTTTTTGAATAATTCAAAATTTATTTTTGATTATTTTGAAAATAAAAAAGAAATATCTGAAGGAACAAATAAAACTACAATATTAAGTTCATTTTTTAAAAAAAAAGAAGATAAAAATGATGATAATAGCGATATCTCAAGTAGTAATTTACAAAAGTACATGATAAATAATAATGAGAAATATTATGATATTAGCAATTATGTATATGATACAAATGTATGTAAAAATTGCAATAAAGGAGAACTTATTCCGGTAGAAAATGAAGGAGTTGTAATTTGTGACAAATGTCATGTTTCTTTAAAATATATTGTTGAAAATGATAAACCATCTTATAAAGAACCACCCAAGGAGGTATGTTTTTATGCGTATAAAAGAATAAATCATTTTAGAGAAATACTTGCACAATTTCAAGCAAAAGAATCAACACAAATTCCCGAGGAAGTTATTGAAAATATTAAAAATCAAATTAAAAAGGAGAGAATTGATGTAAAAAATATTAACAATAAGAAAGCAAAAGAAATATTGAAAAAATTAGGTTATAATAAATATTACGAACATATCCCTTTTATTAAAGATAAACTAGGAATTCGGCCACCTATAATGACTCAAGAATTAGAAGAAACATTATGTAATCTTTTTATGGATATACAAGCTCCTTATTCCAAATTTTGTCCAGATGATAGAGTAAATTTTTTAAATTATTATTATACTGTTTATAAATTATGTGAATTATTAGATCAACGACAATTTTTATCCTATTTTCCAATGTTAAAAGATAGAGAGAAACGCATGGAACAGGATGAAATTTGGAAAAATATATGTCTAGACTTAGATTGGGAATTTATTCCGACTATTTAAAATAGTTTGCATATATAAAAATTGATTTTATTTTTAATAAAAATTAAAAATAAAAAATAGTGAATATAAATATGAAATTTATTCCGCGTGAATTAGTTGATATGATTGCTGATTATCATGATTATGAAAAATATTATAAACCAGAACATAAAATATTATTTAATAATATCTTAGATGATATTAAAGATATCAGCGAAATAATGCCTGATACAATAAGCCCAATTATTGTATGGCAATGTTGGGGAGCAGGAGCTAAGCACTTAACATATGATGATGAATATGATGCCGATATGGATCATCACTACATGGTAGTGGTGGTGGGTGGTACAACTAATAATAATACTTAATAATAATTTTCAACTATTGTTTTTGATAATTGAATTTTTTTTGTATGTAATTCCAAAATTTTATTAATTTCTTCGACAATTTTATCATAATTTTTAATTTTTTCATTTACACATAAAAAATTTTTACCCGCACATTTGGAATTTATTATCATAAATGGTTTATTTTTATAATTATTATTACAGTTATTTAATCCATGTAATAATGATTCTTCCTTAATATAAAAATGTGTTAAATCTTTAACATATTCAACAAATGCTGGTTTTAATATATGTGTGTTATTCAAGTTATAATAATTCATATAATATATTAAATGAATTTATTTAATATATTATTATTTAATTAACTAATTAGAGTCCGCCAGGGAAACCAACTAAGTTGGCACCAATACCAAAACCAGCACCTGAACGAGCAGACACGGCCATGCTTGGTACATATGTATCTAATATTGAGAATGTAGCGGCGGCGGTTAAAGCAATTAAAGCAACTTCATCCATATTTAAGGCTTTTTTGGGGATAGCATAGGCAGCTAAAGCAACCATTAAACCTTCAACTAAGTATTTTACGGCTCTTTTAATGAGTTCACCAAAATCTAACATTTCCATTTATATTAAATAAATAGAAAAAAAATAAGATTTATATAAATAATCTGAAAAAGCTTAAATACAAATAGTCAATAAAAAATATAAATGGAAGAGAATACCGAACAAGTTTTTAATGACAAAAAGAGTCCTAAATATGTGGACTTATTAGATGAAGATAAAGCTATAGCTGGACAAAAATTTGCGTGCTTATCGTTTATTTCTCCAGAAAAAATTTTAAAAGAAAAAGAACATTTCTTTTTCCAAGAATTCCTAAAGAATTATGATTTTGAGAAATCATTGGAGAAATATACACAATTTATTAATTTCATAGCATTCAAATACAAATTAAATTCTGACAATTTAAGTGAAGACTTTAAAGAATTTGTAATTTCTGAAAAAGCTAAATTACAATCAGAATCAGTAACAGAAGATTATAGAAATTTTATCGATCATTATGAAGATAAATTAGAGGAACAATTTTCTTCAATAAATGCTTATCAAACATCAACAAGAGGAATTAAAATTAGAGGTGTGTTCCCTAATCAACAAGAGGCAGAACTAAGATGTAAAATGTTACGCGAATTAGATCCTAATCATGATGTATATGTAGGACAAGTTGGATTATGGATGCCTTGGGAACCAGAAGCGTATAAAACAGGTAGAGTTGAATATTTAGAAGAAGAGTTAAATCAATTGATGCATGAAAAAGAAGAAAATGAAAAGAAAGCTAAAATTGAATTTGATAAACGCATTAAAGAAACAAAAGAAAAGGCAATTGAAGATAATAAAGAAAAAGCCCTTGAATCTGGTAATAAATTATCTCAAAATATTGATAATCAAGGTAACTTATATAGCGTTAATACAAAAGGTGAACGCGAAGAATTATCCGTTGCTGATATCAAGCGCGAACTTTTTGAAAATGAGAATGTTGTTTTAGATAAAAATACCGATCATGGATTTTCTGAATTAACAATAAACAAAAATGAAGATAATCTAAGTGATGTAGACTAAAAAATTTTTTAAATTTATAAATATATGTAATATTTATAAATGTCAAGCGAAGATGATAAAACAGAGGTTCCCCAGGACCCTCAATATAACGGTGAAGTTGTAGTTAATGATAAAGAAAATGTAGTAGAAGAACAAACTGAAAAAAAAGGGTTATTAGCTTCATTATTTGGAAAAACAGAGGAAAAAGAAGTTGACTGTGAATTGTTATTAAAACAAATGAGTGATTGTGTAACTGAAAAAAATGGAACTACTATGTGTAAATTAGAAGTAGATGAATGGGAAAAACACTGTAAAAATGATGAAAATAAAGAAGAAAAGACATCTGATGATAGTGACGGCGAATAAATTATATAATATGTTATAAATTATTATATAATTATGAAAATTTTTGTAACAATTCTATTTTATCACTATTTAAATTAGACATATAATACCATTTTTTCTTAGATGGATCCCATTTTGCGCCATATGATTTTGCCTGATCTTTATCTTCATATTTTACTTTTAAATAGCATTTTTTTGCCTTGGGTTCTGTTTTTTGATAAGGACAAGATGTTTGTCCAATCGCCATATTAGCCAATGTATCTGCTTCTTCGTTACCCAATGAATGCTTGTCTTGTTTTCCTGTATGAGCATCAATATGCATAAGAGATAAATTATTATAATTATCAAATGCTGTAAATAATGTCTTCACCAAATCTTTATTTGGTATATCCTTTTTCCAATTGTCCAATTTGCATTTTTTACCATATGTAGTACAACATTTAATAACATATTCAGAATCTGTTACTATACAAATCAAATAGTTATTTTTAATTTCTTCTGTTATCGCACATAAAGCTTCAAAAACAGCACCCAATTCAGCAGTATTATTGGTTTGTTTACCTTCGACTTTTTTTGATATATTTCTTGGGTCATTATATCCAAAAAAAACACCCATTCCGGCTTTTGCTTTAGGCTTTCCATTATGTATACAAGCACCATCTGTATAAACAAATATATCGACTGGTTTATCTAGTTTATCTAGTTTATTCATACTTAAAAAATCATCCATATTATACATTTGAAAAAATATTTAAATAGATTTTATATATATGAAATATTTCATTAAAAACTTAATTTGCCACTAGAGATACAAGATGAAATCTATTCTTTTATCAATTATACAGAATGTATAATAACAGTAAATAAAATTTGGTATAAAAGATTAATAAATAAAAACGATTATTATTATAGTAACTGATGTGCTATAGGTATTAAAAAAATCACTTTATAAACTTATGTCTTAAATGAGAAGAAAAGGGATTACACATATTATTAAATCGAGAGGCATACAATATTATTGATAATATTCATAAATTGCATTTTTTATATTTATGTCAAAAATATTTAAAGATATTTTTTACATAAATAGTATATTCAATGACTAATTGTATAGGAATAGATTTGGGAACTACATATAGCTGTGTGGGTGTATGGCAAAATAATAATGTTGAGATTATTGCGAATGATCAAGGAAATAGAACTACACCTTCTTATGTTGGTTTTAATGAAAATGAGCGACTTCTAGGAAACGCAGCAAAATCACAATGTACACAAAATCCAGAAAATACTGTATTTGATGCAAAAAGATTAATTGGGCGCAATTTTAATGATGAATTAGTCCAATCTGATATTAAACATTTTCCTTATAAGGTAATACCCAATAAGGACGGAAAGCCAGCAATTATGGTTAATTACAAAGGTGAGGATAAAGTTTTTCAACCGGAAGAAATTTCTTCAATGGTTTTAATTAAAATGAAAGAAATTGCTGAAGCATACCTTGGTTCAACAGTTACAGATGCTGTTATTACTGTTCCTGCTTATTTTAATGATGCTCAAAGACAGGCTACAAAAGATGCTGGAATAATTGCTGGTTTAAATGTAATGAGAATTATTAATGAACCAACAGCAGCAGCTATTGCTTATGGATTAGATAAAAAAGGACAAGGAGAAAAAAATATTTTAATTTACGATTTAGGTGGTGGAACATTTGATGTTACTATTATGACAATTGAAGATGGAATTTTTGAAGTAAAATCTACTGCCGGAGATACACATCTTGGTGGTGAAGATTTTGATAGAAGATTAATGGAACATTTTATGCAAGATTTTAAAAGAAAACATAAAAAAGATATTAGTGATAATAAAAAAGCTTTACGAAGATTACAAACCGCATGTGAAATCGCAAAAAAGACACTATCATCATCTACTACTGCTGCCATTGAAATCGATTCTCTATTTGAAGGAATTGATTACAATTCTATTATAACAAGAGCTCGCTTTGAAGATATTTGTAGTGATCTTTTTAAAAAGACTTTTGAACCTGTTGATAAAGTTTTAAGCGATGCTAAAATTAGTAAAAGTCAAATTCATGAAATTGTTTTAGTAGGTGGTTCTACAAGAATCCCTAAAATTCAAACACAATTAACTGATTATTTTAATGGAAAAGAATTATGTCAAGGAATTAATCCGGATGAAGCTGTTGCGTATGGTGCTGCTGTTCAAGCAGCGATTTTAGGCGGTGTTAAAGATGATAAAGTAAACGACCTTTTATTATTAGATGTAATTCCTTTATCACTAGGATTAGAAACATCGGGTGGTATTATGACCAATTTAATTCCTAGAAATACAACTATTCCAACTAAAAAATCACAAGTTTTTAGTACATATGCTGATAATCAACCTGGATGTACTATTCAAGTATTTGAAGGTGAAAGACAATTTACAAGAGATAACAATAAATTAGGTGAATTTCAACTTAATGGTATTCCGCCAATGCCTCGTGGTATGCCTCAAATAGAAATTACATATGATATTGATGCTAATGGTATATTAAATGTGAATGCTGTTGAAAAATCAAGTGGAAAAAGTGAAAAGATTACTGTTAAAAATGAAAAAGGCAGACTTAGTGCCGATGAAATTCAAAAAATGGTTGATGAAGCAGAACAATTTAAAGAAGATGATAATAAACAAAAAGAAAAGGTTGAGGCTAGAAATGGTCTAGATAATTACATTTTTAGTGTAAAACAATCATTAAATGACGAAAAATTAAAGGACAAATTTACTGATGAAGATAAAACATCAGTAGAAGATAAAATTAAAGAAGTACAAGATTGGTACGATGATCATCTTGATGCTGAAAAGGAAGATTTTGATTCTAAACAAAAAGAATTAGAATCTGTCTTTTCACCAATTATGATGCGTGTTTATCAACAAGCAACACCCGATAATGAAACAGATGGAATGGAAGCTCAACAAGCTGAAGCAGAAAAACCAGATGAAGAAGACTGGGAACCTAAAATTGAAGAGGTGGATTAAGAAATATTATGATATGAAAAAAATTTTTTGTTACAATCTAAACAATAATTACTAGTGGTTTCAAAATGATTATAATTTCTAACCAAACCTGTTTTACAACATTTTGAACAAAAGTATTTTTTACAAGTAAGACAACAGTTGGTATCAAATACAAAAGTGTCCAACAAATCACAATTACT